CCAACGACAACAATTTCAGCAATCTTACAAACAATATCATGGCATTCTATACTCGTTAGCTTCCGACCCGCTGCCCCTCGGAAAGTATTAATTGTAAAATGAAAAAGAGAAACAAGAGGTTCAGGCCCACTAGAACGTCCACCAAATGTTTTGAGTCTCTCGCCTTTCGCACGAAGTTTTGAAACATCCCAAGAAGGTACTTGACCCGTATACAAAAGACTAACCAACTCACGGAAAGCTTTAGCCCAACCGATTTTACTGTCGCTAACATGGATTGTAGTATCTGTTTCATTAAATTCCTCTGCTACTTCTGGTAGTTTGTTTACTGATTGACGTTCAACGGAGAAGCCTACACCTGTACCGCACATAAGGACGTAAAGGATTTCATCGAACACTCTGATATGATCTACTGCAATGTATGAGCAGTTGAACCCTGCCATGTTGTCACGATCTAGTGCTTCACCTGCTGTCATTAAGCAGCGCATAGATGGCATAACTTCTAGGTTGTATATAGCATCATATAATGTATCTGCTGTCTTATCATCTATCTGCCCACGACCGGCAAAGAAATCAACATAGCGTTGTACTGTTTCTTCCCAAGTCTCTCGTCTATTATCCTCTTCACGCCATCGGGCATAGCGTGACTTGTGTATGTACTGCTGATATGAATCCATCATTCTAATATTTCTCTCTCTATTTGTGATTTAATGTTTTTGTTTTCCTTGCGTCTAACAGCCTTGAGCTTTGAAGACGTTTTAACTTTATTGAATTTTTTCTTACGATCAAACCGATCACGCCGTTGATCTTTTCGAGAGTCATCCATTTTACCAGTTGACCCCCTTTGTTTTTTCCATAAGCTCAACCATTTTGTTCAAGTACCAAATAGCTTTCCTAGCATCTTCAATGGGCTTACCTTTCTCCCACAGTCTAGAGCCAGTGTACTTTAGTACGTTACCATGACAATAATGGATTGCATCGTAGTCACCTAATACATCTACAATATAATCTATTGTTTCGATAGCGCCCTTGTTGTAATGAGGCGGGTTATCTACTGCTAAGTTAATAGCCTTCCTAGCATTGTCCCAGTCATTCGGACTTGCATAATCAATACTTGGCATATTGTCGGAATCAAAAGCTTTATTTTTCATCTTCAAAAGTCTCTCTCTTTTTTGGGTTAATCCAGTTATCTGGAATTGAATCTTCACTGTACCATCTGAAGTTGTTAGCGGTTGCCCACTCACCATGACTTCTTTTTGTACCGTCCTTCCTGCGTTTAGCAGCAGGCATTGGAGCGTTAGGGTTGGCAAAAAGAAACACAAGCTCGGTGTCAGATGGTAGCACCTTACTTACCCATATGTATTTACTGTACTCTGCAAAGTCCCAGAACCTTCCTTTAGCTTCGAGCAAGATCTTCTTACCATCTATATCTCGAATAAAGTCTGGCTCATATGTATGTTCAACCACATACGAAACTGTATCCACATGAAAGCTCCAATCCTCAAGGATGCCCTGATGTAACTCACACTCCCAGTTGGAGTCGTAACCTTTAGGAACATCCTTTTCAGTTGGACGCTTAACTCTGGGCTTTCGATAGCCTCTTTTTATTCTGTTGAACTTATTCAATGGATGCTTCCTTGCATTTCAGCGTAGGTTGTTTCTAAATTTAGTCTAAGATATACTAGATATTCGGGGTCAAAGTCAGCTACTTTCTTATCTGGATTCTGAAGTAACCACAAACCTGCGGAGATTATTAAAGCTTCTAAAGTTATGTCTTCTTTATCAAACTCCATTGATGTCCTCCAGATTTATTGTCTCTAACTGTTTAGATGGCTGAGACTTCAAAATCTTTTTAATTCTCTTGACCATCCACTTCAAACTATAAGACTGGAGCCTCATACATCTTCGCAAATAAAAATGAGTTTGATTAGGCATACGTTGCTTATAATTATTTATATTTATTTTAGAAGCTTCTTCTTCGTTCACCAAACTCTTGAGCCACTCAACGGTTACTGCTTTCGCCTTTGCTCTAATTCTTTTCTCTTGTTTACCACTCATAAGTATTCTTCTACCTTTGGTTCTGCTACAACTTCGGTTAAGTAAGTAAGACCGCTTGAGTATTTAAAAGTCCGTAGACCTGCACCATCATTAGCGTCCTTGTGACATTCGTATTTATATTTACACCAGTTACAACCTTTCGGGAGCTTCATGTTGCCTTTCTTCCCATCAGGTATAGGATCATAACATAGTTCTGGTGCTGTGTCAAGCTCTAATGCAGGAATAAGATTATCTATCTTATCTGTAATGTTAAGCTTATCTTCTTGTCGTGGTTGATACATACACAACTCACCGCTTTCTTTGTTCATCACAAGAAAACCACCATCACTTGTGCCTTCAGCCGACTCATATCCTGATAGCTGTCCCAAGTAACCGAATGGATCGTCTTGTGGTAAGCGACCTTCTGAGAACTTCTTAAACGCAAAGCGGGATGCAGTCTTAACATCTACTACTTCACCGTCAATCTTGCAGTCCATGTGTCCTAGAACACCGTTGACATCAACTTCTTTTTGTTCGTCTGTTACTTTATGTCCTGCCATACGAACAAGCATAAGCACAATCTCTTCTAATAGATGACCGTACAAAAACTTAATCTGCGTTGGGCCATCAATAGACTTAGAAAGTTCTTCATCGTTCTTCTCGAACCACAACTGTCGTGCAGGCTTACCAACATTGGACATACGGACAGTGAAGTCACGATTGCGTTTCTCTGGTATAGCCCAAGAGATAAGAGCCTTGCGGATGTTACCTACAACTAAGTCAATGTCACCCTGAGTTATAGGGAGAGGTGTACCGTCTGAAAGTTTTTCTAAGTGTTCGTAGATATTAGGGATCACATCTTGTAGATCAGCCATTATTTTTCTCCGTTTAAGTAATCAATTGCGTTAGATAGTATAGAAGTATCATCATCGAATCCGCCTAATGCTCTGTTGCATTTGTGACAAAGCCATCCTCTGAACTCCCCTGACTCATGGCAATGATCTAATACCCACGAACCATTCTTGGTGTTGCCTGTACCTTTTACCTGTTCTTCATTCTTCTTACAGATAGGACAGTGATAACCTTTTGGAGGCATACCGAACTCTGCTCGTAAAGCTTTACGCACCTTCTGCATTTCATTGTTACAGCTACGGCACTCAGCTCGTAAGTAGTTACCACCAGACGCAAAGTTAAAAGCATCAAGCGGTAAAAACTTTTTACATTTACTGCAAGTCTTTCCGTCCTCACAGCCAAGGTCGGAGTGTTCGTTTAACATTATATCAAACTCTTCCTGTTTCATTAGTGTGTCTCCGACCAGTTGTCACCAACATTATACTCACCATCAAGAGGACAAGCAAGAGCTAATGACTCTCCTGCTTCCATGATAGCTCGTACTCCTGCTTTACCTACAGCATCTGCATCATCTTCGTGGCATTCAATCTGCCATTCATCATGTACATTTGCTACAAACTTATATCTAAGCTTGGCTCTCTTGAGACTGTCATCAAGGAACACCAGTGCTTGCTTCATAACTATAGCACCTGCACCCTGTAATAATGTATTCAGTGCAGCGTGTTCAGAGCGTACAGTTAGCTTACGTCCGTCAAGCCCTTTGACATATCCTCCTTTTGCTTGTCGTTGTACGCTCGCCGTAAGAGACTTAAATGATGGTAGATTATCGAAGAATGATTTTCTAAGTCTTTTGCCATGCTCTCTGCCTTTGTTAGCCACTGATCCAAGCTTCGCATCTCCAGCTCCGTATAAGAGTGCATAGATGAAAGTTTTAGCCTGATTTCTTGATTCAAGTCCAGCAAGTTTTTGATTAGCGGTGTGTATGTCTCCGTTGAGAATTTCATTTGTATATCCCTCGTCATTCATATAGTGTGCAAGCATTCGTAGTTCTAAGCCTGAAGCATCAATGCCTACCAGTTTATGTTTAGGTGGTACAGTCCAACAGCTACGACACTCCTTACCATAAGGACTATTAGAGCTAGGTATCTGTGCCATGTTAGGGTGTGAGTGAGTCATACGTCCTGTTACTGCACCATTAGGATTGACATACCCATGTACTCTACCTTCGTCAGACATTTCTTTCATCCAACTATTTACCTGAGCTAACCGCTTCTGAACCATAAGGTACTCAGCAATCAGTTGTGCTTCTGGTATGTTCTTGATCTTAGATAGTGTACCCTCATCTACAATTGGCTGACCTGTTGGTGTGTGCTTCTTAGGCTTCCAACCAAACTGTATTAGATACTCACCTATCTGTTTACGAGAGCCAAGGTTAAACTCTACACGAGTCTCACGTTTGATAGGACTGTTAGGCTTTAGTGTTAGTGCGTTGAACTCTTCTTCAGTAAGTCTAATGCCTTTACCGTCCTGATCCTTTGCCAGTTTTGACAGCGCACCGGACTTAGTGAATTGAGCTTTCAAGATTTGAACTGTTACTTTAGGTTCAAATACTTCTTGTACTTGATAGATAATGTCAGCAAGCTTCTCTTCAAACTGTGCAATTAAAGTTGTTGCAAGTCGTTGGTCTATAACAAAACCATTTTCACGTTGCTCGTTTATAATCTTAGCGACACCATGCTCTAGTCGGACTGACTGAGCAGTGAATCCCTTTGACTCAAACTTGAGAGCGTTATAGACTTTAACATTAAGCTCAACATCATTGACGCAATACTCCAACATCTCTGGTGTATATACATCCCAAGCACCTTCGCTCTGACCGTAGTCACCCTTGTTAAACTTTAAGCGATAGCCCCATGACTCTAAGCCATGACCACCCTCACGAGTTGGTTTGAACAAACGTGATAGCACTAAAGTGTCAACGGTCTTGATGTGACTTAGATCAATACCAGTTACTTTCTTAATGGCAGGGATGTCATAGCCTATGATGTTATGACCGATAAGTTTCTCGGCGTTGTATAGTAATGAGATACCCTCAGCGATCTGAGTGTTATCAAACTTGTGAACTTCTTTAGTATCTACATCTATTGCTACGATGCAGTGTAATACTGTTGGGTCAAGACCATCTGCTTCTATATCGAATACTAAGTTCATAGTTCGTCCTCCACTGTGAATTCACTGGGGTCGTAATCATCTACCTCGTTAAGTCTACCAGATTGTGAGTCGTATTGCAAGCTAGTAGCTAGACCAACATTACCTGTGTACCTAGACTTGAGTACACGAACTCTAGTAGTTGACGCTTCAATCTCATCGTCTGATTGCTGGTTTCTTTCCAGTCCAATTACACAATCACTTAGCTGTGCAATAGATTGTGAACCTCTAAGGTGTGACAAACCAGTTTCGATACCGTTCTCGTGTCCTCTGTTACCATCAATACGTCTGAGGTGAGACACAAGAATCATACATACACCTGTCTCTTCTACGAGAGATCGTAGTCGGTGCATGATACTGTCAATAGCTTTACGCTCGTCACCTTCTAAGGCTTGAAGCACAAGCATATGTAGATGATCTACTACTACCCACTTACAATCTAAACCAACGATCAAGTAGCGTAGCTTACTAAAGATGTCATCTAAGTGATTGACACCAAGGTGGGCATGAATCCATACACGACCCTCGTTCTCTCCCATAAATACTTTACGGTAGTAACGCTCTAACTGCTCATCACCTATCTCATTCTTAACACTATCTAAGTGTAGCTTGGCGTTAGCTTCAACAGCCATGATACCCTCAGCAGTACGCATCCAGTTCTCTTCAAGAGCTACGATGCCTACGTTGTCATCAGTGTGATTGATAAGCCAATGCTCTAGCTCTCGTGTCACAGAAGACTTACCAAGTCCAGTGCCGCCTGTCAAAGTAATAAGCTCACCTGCTCTCATACCTTCTAGCTTCTCGTTAAGACCACGCCAAGGATATGGAATAGATGGTAGCTTCTCTGAGCGTAGACGTTTGTACTCATCAAGCTGATTGGATAGATTCATAATACCTGAAGGTGTATAGACCTTAGCATCCCAAAAGCAGTTGACGAATGTCGAATGCTTACGAGCCTTGAGCATATCGTTAGGGTCTTTGTAGTCTTCAGGCAGTGTCATCAACTTAGCTTTGTTAGGTGTGAGGAGCTTGGCAACTGCTCTTGCTCCTTCCTTACCTGCCTT